TTTTGACGATTCTTTGTATCTTGACGACGCAATTCTGGAATAGGAATATCTTCTGCTAAAAGATTCGTATCAGCATAGCGTTGCGAGAACTCTTGAAATGTAAATGAACGGTGACGTAAAATCTGAGCTGCGATACCACGAGAGGTTTCAATCTCAAGTGTCATATGAGCTTGCTCAAACACAGACCAATGATTATGCTTAATACAATAACGCAATAACCCTGCGTAGTTTTCGTTATCTTGGTTACTAGGGTTAGACACTCTAGCAACATATGCCATTGTCTTTTCTGCATCAGGTGTAACAGAAATCAGTTTAACATTAGAATGGGTTGTCATATTGGGTTGCACCATCGAGACGACGAACTTCAGCAAAAATAGATCTACGGTAGCGATTGTATTTTTTCATTACTTTTCTCAACTCCTTCTCATTAATTTTTGCATTAAGAAAAGGAGTTTGTGGATCTACCTCTGGTGATTCTACCACCTCTTGTGCTTCGATGTCAATAGTTTCTTCAGTCATGTAATCAAATAAAATAGTATTCTTCTTCTAAAGCAATGCAGATTTTTTTTACTTCTGCAACATATTCGCCCGTTTCATTTAGCAAGACTGCTATACGAAACGCTTCATAAGCAGTATTAAATTTTTCAATCTTATCAAACTTAGTTGTATAACTAGGTTTTACTCCCGTCTCTTTCCATCCAGCAAAGTTGTATTGAACTGCTGGTTTTCCAGAAACATGGTAACGAACTACCCAGTTTTTTGGTGGATTAGTTAATGCCATTTTATGATACCGTTAAGTTTACAGTTACACTAATGTTATCACCATTAGTTTGAACATTGTACGGACCAGCAGCAAACTTTTCAGAAAAAACTAGATCGCCAGTAGTCACACGAACAACATAATAACCATAAATATTCCCAACGGCAGCAGTAAATGTCCAGGTTTGTGCTGGATAGGATGCTGTACCAGAATTAACGGTCCACGTAGCTGGTGTTAAAGTTTTAGGTGCGTATCCACCGCCAGTAACTTCCGTATAAGTTGTAGCAACATCATTTGGATTAGGTGTAATATTATTTGAATACAACTTCAATAATAATCCTTCTGTAGATGCTGTCTTACCAGTGATATACTTTAATGCAGTGTCTCTACCTGTAGTTGTTAAAACAATAGACATCTTACCTCTTCTTTTTAGATTCTTTTGTTTGTGATCCCCATAGTTTAGGATTCACACGACCTTCGGTTTGTTTAAAACCTATTAATCCCTCACGATATTTATCCCAATAGTAATCAAAAATATCAACCTGCCTATTAGAGATTACAATATCGTAGTTAAACTGTTCATCATCATAGTATTTGACAACAAATGCATTATAAGGTAGTGTTCTATCTTCTGCTAATACTGGATCACAGTTTTGATGTAGGATTTTTATGTTCAAGAGCGATTACCCCATTGAATCTGAGGAAATGTTTCCTGAATAAGAGCTTTTGAAATGCGAGTATACTTCTTTTGCAGTACTTTATCTTTTACAAGACAAAGAACTTCTGCTTCATCAGGATGAAGTTGTTCAAGCATACCCAAAAAGATTTGCTCACGCTTGCTCTGTGTAATAGCAGAACCACCCTTTACGAAGTGGAACATCTTTTTACCTTCGTTCTCAAGCAGAAGATGATCTGTTCCTTCTGGTGCGGGATTGGGAGTGTATGGAACTTCACCAGCAGGTAGCATAGACACTACACTCTCATCAAAGTTCCAAATAAAAAGCGAACGAAGAACTTGAGTATTGTTTTGCAGCAGAAGTTTTTTCTTTTCTTCCTTAGTCTTTGCGTTATTAACTTTACGCAGCACCTCTGAAATGAGAGGGCGATATGTGTTACTAGCCATAATAATCAAAACGGTTGTGTGTTACGAAATACATACTCTTCCATCAACTTAGTCAGTTGATGTTGTTGAAAGTATTCTAATGGAACTTTTCTTTCGTTGCTATTTAGTGATTTGTAATAAGATACAATCTCTGTAGCAAGATGTTCTGGGATACATGAGAGATCAATGAGATTTTTATTTCTCATATAGTTTGCTTTCTCTTCAGGTGTTCTACAGAAATCCAAAGGATCTTGGTTGACCCATCGTTCTAAGTTTTTCTTACTTATAGGTTTCTGTCTTTTATCTACCACAAATGTATCAGCATCAGATAGGAAGTTAGGTATGCCATCTGACTTATCTCCTTTAATGATATGTTCTTTGGCGTAAGCGAACGGGTTGTCATGTTTAATCTCCTTTTTCAAAATAGGATTGTATTGTTTTACAAAAGGATACTTCTGTAGTTGAATAAAATCTTTATCACCAGAGAGAATCAAAACTTCTTCTGTATCTTTATCTTCTTTTTGAAGTTTGACGTTACGATAGGCTTGATAAGTAGTGAGAGTGCTGATAACATCATCTGCTTCAGCGCCATATACTTCAACAACCTTGTATGGAAAATAGGTTTTGATCTCATCGCGTATCTTATTCAGAACTTCAAAAATGGCATTCCAATCTAAGTTGGATGCTTCTCGATCTTTCTTTCTATTCTGTTTGTAGAAGGGAAATACTTCCTTTCGCCAATAATGCTTGCTGTCATAGGCTAAAACAATCTCACCATACTTTGGAGAGTATTGTCTTTCAAATGCACGAAGGGCAGTAAGCACCATATGACGAACAAGATTTTCATTTAGAGCATCGCCTTTTAGTTGCATCATCAGATTACTAATCATAATCTGATTCATATCAATAAGAATCATTTAATCCTCGTCATCGTAATCCTCAAAATCTTCAGAGTTTTCAAAGCGAACCGCTACGATCTCGTCGGGAATCAGTTGACCGTTTTCATCAAACATCTCAGGATGCATTGGTTGGATCCTGTTCTTGTTTAGAAATGAATAGACGATATCGTTACCGAACCATCCAAGCATAAAACCGATAACAAATGAACCGATGATACCTATCCCGCTGAAGAACAGGATGTATGGTGTTGCTGACTCCATTTTACTACTCCTTGTTTGGTTTGTCAACCTGCCAGGAGAACTCCAGATTAAAATGGAATGTTCTGCGTAGGAGGTTGAATGTTTTGCTCAGTATTAATCCTTGTTTAGGTTTGCCCTGATCAACCCTCCTACGCAACATAAATTCTATACCCTTATTTATTTCCGACTGCAGTTGGTTTCTTTTTGATTCCTGGTTTTCTACCTCTCCTTTTTGATTGTTCATATGTCTTACCATCTTCTAATATTTTTTCAAGATAATCTCTAACCTTCCTTGCTCTAAGTTTGCCCATCCAACTATAAGATTCTTTCACAAACTCAGCCCGATCTCCACCAGACAAATATAAATCAATCTCTTCTATTTGATCTTTGATCGCACAACCTAAACTAGATTCTAAAAAGTTTACAACATCATCTCTTTTAAAGTTAGAATCTTTTAAGTAAGAGACAAAGTTCAACTGATACTTTTCTTGAGTAAAAGCCCGATCAATGGCATCATTAACAATCTCGTATAGTTCTTCCGACCTTGCCATGCTATTTTTTCCTTGAACTAACTAATCCTTTTTCGACAAAAAGTTTTGCCGTCTCTACCAATCCACCAACAGGTTCACCGTCAATAACAACATAGGGAAACCCACCTACAGATGGATAGAGTTCTTTGAAATCAACTACCGAAAGATCTCTTCTGATCTTCAGTTCATTATATTCTACATTTGCTCTCTGAAATAGTTCTTTTACATATGTACATTGAGAACAACCATCAAGCGTATATACAGTAATTTCCATTAGATTCCTCTATAAATGACGGTGAATATTGGATGTTTAGATTCTAGCATGTCTGCCATAAATCTGCAAGCAACATCTGGGTTGGTATGGTCGCCACATGTAAAGATATCCACAGCAGCGTAACCTTTCTCAGGCCATGTATGAATACTGATATGACTTTCTGATAGTAAACAAACAGCAGTGATTCCCTGTGGTGTAAACTCATACTTAACTTCTTCAATCAAAGTTGCATTAGCATGTTCCACCGCTTGCCTAAGAGAAGTGCTAATAAAATCTGAGTTGTTTAAAAGTTCTGTATTACAACCACACAACTCAGCAATATGATGCACCCCAAGCACTTCATTAACCATTCATGTATCTCCAATGTCGTTGAATATTTATTATTGTATGTAATCTTTTAATATTTCTACTGCATCATCCCACAATACTCGTTTAAGATCTTTTTTGTGACACAAAGCAATCGTCACAACAAATCTTTTTTCGTTTGTGGGATTAAAAGAACTATGTAAAGGTCCAATGTTAATAAGATTGGCAGCACCAAGTTCAACTTCATATTCTTTTTTGCATTGATTATCTATACCAATAGCAATGTTTCCAAAATACTCATGGAACATTCCTGTACTAGCATGAATAACATTATCAGAAGACCACCAACGCATTCTACTTCCTTTAGCAGCGTATTGAAAAATAAGTTTAGACCAATCTTCTCCAATATTATTATCAGAATGGATGATTCCTCTATCCCTAGGAGGTGTGCAGAAGACTTCAATAAAGTTTGTGGTTATATTTAAACTATCTAACCATGGCATAATCTTATTATTCCCCAGTTGTTCTTGTTGTAGTTCCTGGTGAAACTGATGCCAACGAATATTATCTGTGTTCCACTGAGTAAAATCTACTAGTGGTACATATTCTGAAAGATTTAAGTGTCTATGGTATCTATTTTCTGACATAAAAAAAGGTCGTTTCCGACCCATATTATAACATAGTTATTTAGTTTTAGGTCGGAAGGGGCAGTCAGGACATCCTGCCCCACAGCATCCCTTAGAGTGCGTTGCCACGAGGCAGAACCTCTTCTGGGAATACAAAGTTCTCGTGTGGTTGATCAACGGGTGCCAT